ACATATCCGCCGACAACACCAATGACGCCAGTAAGTGACATTTGAAGTAAGCCAATTACGCTCTCGTCTATCTCACCGCCATGTTCATTTGCCATCTGAAACTCATCTACAACAATAAGACCAAGGATGCTCATCAAACCCACAACCATAATTAATACTGTTATATCTTTGATATACTTCATTTATACACCGTTGTTTTTAAATATTCCAACTCAAGTTTAAGTTTAATTAATTCTTTTTCTAAATTTCTAACATTTTTAATATTATCTTGAACAGACGCTGGCGGTTTCCAATCGTCTATCCAGTTATCGTTTTCTTCTATTTCAACAAGCATCATCTCTTGCTCATGTTCAAGAAAGGACAAGCGCTCTATAATGCCAAAATAAGCCCATACGCTAATAGCAGTTGCAGCCACTAAAGCTAAAAGGTTTTTTAGTGGTATTGTGAACTCTGAGCTTTCAGATAACTTGGTCATTTCTTACCTAAAAATTGTTTGACACCTTTCACACCGAAACTGGCTGAAATTGCAGTTAAAAGCGCCCAGAAGTACCAGTCGGGTGCAAGAGAAAGTTGCTCAAACCCATGAGCAACAACGCCTTCCATACCCGGAATAAAACATAAAATAAGTGGGATTGCTAGAATTATGGAAAAAAACTCGTCTTTCCACGATCCACCAGAGTTCTCGGCCATGATCCGTTCCCAGTCAGCCGTCGAAGTCTCTTTAGAGAGTAAAATTTTTGCCTTACTCTCAGCCTCTACAAGTTTAAGTTGTGCAGCCGCAGCTTGCTTATCAGCCTTTCCTTGAAGCCATGACCCTGCTAGATTAGCGACGGGGCCAATAAAAGAGGATATTATACTCATTTTTCTAAGTTCCTATCATCAAAAGTAATGGATGCTTTCTTCTTGTCTGCGTTTGCAGAATAAGCATTGAATCCCATAAATGCGGCAACAACACCGGACGCAGCTATCACATAAACAGATGCAATGTCAGTTATAAGTGAAGCCGCTTTGTCAAAGCCAAGCACCGAAGAAAGCAATATAATGAGCGGATACAAAAGCATTCCAGCTAAAGCAAACCCGGTAAACCTACGTTCCGCATTGCGCTTGAGGTCCCGGTCAACCATCTCAAGCCTACGATCTTCTAAGGCAAGACGATTCCATTCTTTTCTATCTATATAGCCGTTAGAGTCTAAATCAGCTTTATCAAACTCAGTCATTTATCTTCCTCGCGTATGCTATAGCAAGTTTTCGTTCTACTGTTATTATAACTACTTTTCCACGTTTGTCATATACAACGTATTTTCCTAATTTATTTTGGTATAATCTCACCCATTAGCCCACCGATCTGCACCCCAGATCAACAGTGCCGTTCCGGCCACAAAAATTACAACACCAACAACAACCGACAAAATATAAAACACACGGTCTCTGTGAGCAGCTTGAGCTTCCAGAGCTTCCTTCTGCCGAACACGCGCCGCAGCGGTTTCCCTGACCACCATCGCCCACATATCAGGTGGCCCATACAAGCGGCAGGCGGACCTCAATTCCTCTTGGGCTTGCTTGTGCGCCATCTTTGCCTGCGCTATGGCAAAACCTTCTTCTTCGCTGGACGTAAGCCTGCCCAACGGTCCTTTGTGTTTTCCAGATTCTGCTAAATTTATATCAGCTTCTAACTTGGCAAGTCTACCAAACGCGGGAAGCAAGGCGTGTGTATCTTTTCCGGCCTTAATAGCTGCGCTTATGCCGCCTGCTATTTTTGTGACAGCACCCGCCAAGGCCAATACCTCAATCATGCTAAACGCCCCTTTCTTTTAAAAGGCACTATAACATGTGTATAACTTTTTAAAAAGTTAGAAAGGGCTAAGAGGGATAACCTATGTAACTTTTTCCGCGGATCGCGGCACCCGCTCCACGCATGGTCATCTTTTTAGGTTTGCTCGTATCAGCCATAGGAGCCGGAGCCGACTTGCCGTATGGAATGCGGCCTTGGCCTTTAATGTCCGCATAGCTAACCGCTTCAGGTGTTTTACCCGGCGCGGAGCCGTTTACTCTTACTTTGCCCATTAGTTATCTCCTTTGTTTAAAAATACGAGGTTTAGTACAATCTGTCAAACAGACCTTTATTGTGGGGACCCTCGTTGTTTAAGTATCTCACGTTGCATTGCAGCATCAATACGAGCCGAAGTCTGTTGCTCTTGAGATGCCAAACGTTCCTTGAACTGTTGACCGCGCATTTGCTGACCACGGGCGTCAAGCTCAACCTTGGCTTGATCAATCTGGTTGTCTGCCTGATCCGCTGCCGCCTTCTGCTGCATCTCAGCCTCTTTAAGCTGAACAAGTGGGTCAGGAGCGCCTGCACCTGTCATCTCGCCAGAAAGTTGTTTGACCTGCTGCAACCCTTCAGCAATAAAGTTAGCCGTCAACTGCTCAATTTGTAACATTTGTTCGTCATCGGCAGGCTGACCACCTTGCTGTTGAACTTGTTGTAAATATGCAACTGCGGCCTGCTCTCTCGCAGCCTGTTGTACGTGTTCCATAACATGCTTTTGTATAGAAATAGCCACTGGGGGCATCGTGCCAACAATAGGACTTGTGCCAAAGACCAAGTGCGCCTGAATGTGCGCTTGGTGGTTCTGACCCTCAAACGCCCGAAGTGGCAACATATCCAAAGCATTAATGTTCTCTTGCGCTGGATCAAGAGGTTCGGGCTCTTCTGTAGGTATAGACTTCATCAAACGGTCTACATCAACAACGCCAATCGCTTCATACATGTCCCGAAAAGCTTCGTGCATGTTGTGAATCTCTGGTGCCTGACTTGCAAGTTGTAGCTTAGTCTGAGCTAACGTAATACGCTGGGCCTGACTGAAAGCGTTTGGATTGCTAACAGGTACAACATCAATGCGGCCATCAAAGTCCGACGCCATGATAGTCTCGTCGCCGCCCGCTACAGAATACGGATATTCCTGCGGTAAACTCTCCGACATAACACGCGCAAGTATCTTAAACTCCAGCCGCATCGCATAGTGTAAACGCTTATGGACCGCGCTCATTACACGAGACCCCTGCTCCATAATCGCCATAGTAGTTCCGACGGGCGCGTTCTGATTACCCTGACCAACCTTTAAATCTGTAATGGTTGCGAACCGTTGACCCGCCTCAACAACAAAACCAAGCAGTTGAAACAACGTCTGATCCGGACCCTTGAAAGGCAGCGGCATGAGACTATCTCGGATAGCCCCGCCCGGCGCGTCCACATCTCTGAACTCTCCGGGCTGTAACGGTTCATCGTCGTCTCTGATCCGTAGTCCGCGGGCCTTGAAGCCCGCTGGGAGGTTGGACAACGTACCCGCGTCAATCAACTGTCGCAATGCCGCCGTGGCGGTTCTCGACAAACCGCCAATCGTGTGGATGAGCCCCAAGCCATAAAAACCAAAACCCGGTAAAAACTTGTAATGTGTAAAATACTGGATTTTTTTCTTCTTAGGGTCGTCCTGTTTGTAGTTCCTACGGATACTTAAAACTTGTCCATTATCCATAGAAAGCGTCACTATGTACGGTATCTTAATGCCTGTTGTTTCGCCGTCGTCATCAACTTCTTCATAACCTTCTAAATCCAAATCAACGTGACACTCTAAAATAGTGCAGTCATAATCAATCTGAGTAGGTTCAACTCCTTCAATACGGTTTAATTCTCCATCAACGCCAGTGATTTCGCGCTGGGCTGGAATAACATCCACGTCTAAATATGTCCCCATAACCTGACGTTTACGCAAATCATTCAAAGACATGCGTACAACCTGAGTAACATTGGGGCACGTGTCGAGGTCCACGGTCTCATACGGAACAACCAAGTTTTCCGCAGGAACAAACTTAGACACCGCACGATCTAACGTCTCGTCAAAATAAGTTTTCTTAAAAGTAGAACCCGCCAGCGGTAAATAAAACAACATCTGGTCCATGTCAGGAGTGTAATCCTCCATAACATCTGTAATGTAATAATTCATAAACTGTCGAACACGCTGGCCCTGCTCAACCTTCTTGCGCGTTTCTTTGCCCATCACAACTGTGCGGACGGGACCCGAAGACGGTAAAAGCTCATTAAAAGCTTGAGCCTGAAACTGAGTAGCAGCCTCGGCTAAAAGGGGGTGCGTAACCCCTGTTGATCCTCGAAACGGCTGTGTGCGCTCCTCATAGTTAAATCCAAGAAGCTCCAAACCATTAGCATACGCATCTTCCCAATCTTGACGGCCCGACTTGTTTGCGTCGTACTCAGCAAGCATCTCGCTCGAAATCCTTGACAACTCCCGGTCAGGCATCTCTTCAGCAAGGTTTGCATCAAAATCTTCCCCCTCGCCGCGCTGGTCCGCAGGATCAAAATCAATCTCAACACCACCATCCTCTGTAGGTGTTATTCCAATCTCACCAACACCCTCGGCCTCAATCATAGCCATAACATTGTTTTGAGAGTCAGGTATTTCAAGTTCTATCTCAGCAGCTAGATCATCCTCATCAAGTTGAGAAGGGACCCCAGTGTCAATTAAACTGCTTGCGTATCCATTTTTTTCTTCAGCCATTCAACTCTCCTATGCGGTCTAATCTAAAAACTGTTGATAATTACCGCGTGTCGTATCAAAAAAACCCTCTTTGTCGCGTGGGAAATAAACATCAAAACCCTCTTCGGGAGATTTAAAATTTGCCGGAGCTTTGGATTGACCCTCGGCAGGAGTTCTGCGCTCCTCAGGACTACGGCCCATTATTACCTCTAATTGTTCTAATACTTTTGCGTCAACAGTTTCTGCTAACTCTTCTAAAGTAGCATTTATGCCCGCTTTTTTAAAAATTTGTATGCCAACCGCGTTGTTGCGTAGGTCCATTTCCATGTCCCGGTCATTAGAAGCACTGCCTATAGGGGTAAACCGATCCATAAATTCAGCAAAATCACCCGCCTTTTTAGCAGATTCTGGACCATACTCTTGTGCCAATACCGCAGAAGCCAAACCATGAGCCCGTGCATCCTCTAACTCTTGGTAAGTTGGTAAATCTTTACGAGCCCGGCCAGTGCGAACTTCCTCAGAGTAAAGTTCCTTGTCCGTAGGAATAACCCGCCTTCCCGTTTCAGGGTCTATAACCGAAGGATAACCAAAATCATCTATAAGAGAACTTTGAAAATCGTCCTCAGAAGAAGGATAAAAGTCTTCGTACCGATCACTGCCGGGACGAGCAGACTTACTAATACCCTCTGTAACGTTATCGCCAAATACTTTGTCAAATAAAATGCGGCCAATACCTTTTTCGGGAGGCATCTCCTGCTTTTGTTCGTACATAAGCTTTCGACCTTCTTGGTCCTCTAAACCACCAAAACCCTCTCCGCTAATATAAGGTAAAATGCCTTGCTCTTCTGCAAGTAACATTTCTTGTCTTTGTTGATAAACAGACTTTCGTCCGTCGGAAGCTGGGGGAGAAAGGTCCGTGAACCGCGGAATGGGACTCATCGCACCCGGACCGGGGCCCCTGAAACTTTCCGGTCGCAATATAGGACGTAGTGAAGACAGTGAATTAGGTCTCGATACAGGAACTAACGAAGAAGAAGGAGCATAGCTAAACGGGCCAGCCATGCCTAAGTTTACCGGAGAATCCATGAGCCGTTCATTCATATCCACGCCTTTCCTCTAATAGTATGCCGCCACTCTAACAGAGTTTTCTTCATCTTCCCAGTCATCTGTTGGTAATTGTACAAAATTTCCTTGCCTATAGCGCATAAGAGCCTGTGTCATACTATCAACTAAGTCGTCATGTTCCCCGTTTGGAAACGCAGCAACCTCCTCAATTAACTCATCTGCCCACGTCTCGTCGGGGGCCCAAACCATTCCAGCCTCAAATAATGGCGAAACACTGTGAACTCTCATTACCTTATCGTTTCCACGCGAAGGTGTAAAGTTTACAACAGGAATCCCCATGTTTCGTAATTCCTGAGTCAGAGGGGTCCCGCTCGCTTTTGCCTCAATAATAACCGTGTCAGGCTCCCAAAATTTATAATTATCCAAAGCAATCTGCTTCAATTCGGGAAAATCCCATCTCCCCTTCTGACTGTCCAACAAAATTAAATTAGGACCACTCCCGCCCTCGTTAGGATAAAACACACCCCACGTCGTAATCGCGCTGTAATCCGCAGTCTCCCGCTTGCTAAACGCCGTATCGTAACTCTGAATAACATACTCCAACTGAGGAACCTTCTCCTTTTCCCAACATTGCCACTGCTCACGACGGATAATCGCGTTCTCCTCACCCGTAGGATTTTGCTGGTACTGAGCGTTCCACTTGCTCGGAGGTATCGACTCCTTCACAGAAGTTAAATCCTCCAAACTCCAATACTCCGGCCAACAAGAAGTCCCGTCCTCAAAAATAGCAGGTAACTCAACAACCTCCCACTGATCCGCTAATGGATTTTTTGCTTGTGCCCTTAAAAGTTGACCCGTCATATCCTTCTCTGACCACCGCGTCTGAACCAAAACAATCGAACCGCCCGGCTGTAAACGCTGCCGGGGGCCCCCTGTGTACCAATCCCAAGCATCGTCAAAACCATTCGCGCTCATCGCAGTCTGCTCCGAGTGAGGGTCATCAATAATAACCAAGTCACCACCACGACCCGCTAAATTCGATCCAACCCCAACAGCATAGTACATCCCGCCGTTGCTCGTGTCCCACCGCCCACTGGCCTTACTGTCCGCCGCTAACTTAACACCCGGAAACACTTCCCTAAAATCATCACTCTCAATCAAGTTCTTCGTCTTCCTGCCAAAGTTAACCGCCAACTCCGTCGTGTGTGTCGCCTGAATGATCTTCATACTTGGGTTCTGGCCCATCATCCACGCAGGAAACAAAAAGGACGCAAACTCACTCTTCGTGTGCCGCGGAGCCATGTTGATAATCAAACGCTTCAACTCCCCACGGGCCACGCGCTCTAACTTGTCAGCAATGATTTTATGATGACGGCCCGCGATAAAGTCAGGCCAAACTGTTTTGACAAAAGTTAAAAAATCTTTTTGACATTTCTCATTCTTTTCAAGCTGCGCGAGCCGAAGCTCAAGCTTCAGTTTTTTCTCTTCTAGGATCACGGAATTTGCTGAACTCATAGGGGGCCCCTGTAATTTTTCACACGCAGTTTTCACAATGTTTCACGTGAAACAATCCACGTAAATGTATGCGATTTTAAACGCTATTATAAGACAGTTAACCTTCGTTGGAAATACCTTATAAATATTTGCGCGAAACATGGCACTAGCTCACGTTAGTAAAGACCCGGCCACGGCTCGCGGATCGCGAAAATTGGAGCCCGGACGACGGCCAGTTGACCCGATACTCAGGGGCCCCGGCGCGTTTTTTCTGGAGCATCGAAGGCGGCTCACGGTGCCCGGCGGATTGGCCCCGGCGGATTGGCCCCGGTTTAACTTTTGCAGGCTGGGATGGATGACCCCGGCGAATTGTACGCGGTTTAATTTCCACCGGCTGGGCGTAATCCCGGCCCGCTGGGGTCGCTAACCGTTTCCGGCTGGGGTCGATGCCCGGCAATTGGCTCACGGCTCACGGTGCCCGGTACGTTTGGCCATACGTCCAAGGGGCGCGGCCCGCCCTATTTAACTGTTTATTGCTGGCAAAGAAAAAGGCCGCTCAATGGCGGCCTAGATCGTCGGTTGTGGGGGCGGTTATGAAACGTCAATTGAGACGATAATATCGCCGTCGTTGATCATGTCCTTGATCGTATCGCGGGTTTCATTGTCCCGGTCAACGCTATCGGAAATGTGAGTTTCAACGATGGCATCAACGAAACTTTCAAGGCCGTCGATGTCGTCGGCTTCTACATTCAAATCATCTTTGAATTGCTCAAGGGCTTCAAGGCGGCTATCGGTCAAGGTGGCTTCGATGCGGCTATCAGTCAAGGCGGCTTTAATGCGGCCATTGATTGCGTCGTTAATAACGGCACCCAAATCAACCGGGGTTTTTTCCAAATTGGTTATATGATCGCGCAAGTTTTGAATATCCATAATTGCGGCGCGTATATCGCTTGCAAGTTGTGATGCGTCCGGCAAATTTGCCGCGCTGTTTTCTAAACGGTCAAGATTTGATTTAATGTAGATCATGTTTTTTGCTCCAACGGCGCGACGGAATGCCGGGCCTTGGGTATCTAATTATATATAAAATTATATAAAGTAAAGTATTTCATTAAAAAGGGCCGCTCAATGGCGGCCCCGGTGGTTTTTATATAGTGAGCGGTTTAATCAAACCGGGCAATATAATGAGTAGGTGACCACCTATATTTTGACGGGACTTTTTTATCTACAATCGCGCAAATCCCGTATTGGTAAACGTACAAAACAAACCGATCATCAAAAGAAAACCGGGCCAGCGGGTGTAAATCTGGATCGCCGGGATAAGAATAAACGCCGTTTGCCCCTAACGTACCTTTAAGAGGATATTGAGCAAACCCACCGTGACCGTAAACGGCGTCCATTTTGTCGGCAATATCTAAAAGAGTAAGTTTGAGCGGGTCAACTTGCTGGGCTTCAAGGCAAGCCGTGCAAAAGAAATCCGGTATAATGCCGCAAGCTTCCACAAGGTGATCCGGGCGGGCGTTGCCTATTTCCGGGTCACGGTTTGGATTTAATACGCGATCAAGAATAAAATCACTAGCGCGAAAGTTTTCTGAAAAAATTTTTGTCATGTTTTTTGCTCCAATGGCGCGACGGAATGCCGGGCCTTGTTATCTAATTATATATAAAATTATATAAAGTAAAGTCCCCAACGAAAAAGGGCCGCGCAATGGCGGCCCAATCTCTTAATAGATAGAAACGATTTAGGCGGTTACTTTATCCAATAAAGCCCCGGCTTTTTTCTCTACTTCTATCCGGGCGTCTTGGTGGGGAACGTCGCGGGCGATTGCGGTTATGGCTTGCGCGGCATCCCAAACATTCTCAACCGGGCGGCCCTCTTCCTTCAAGTGACGGGCGGCGGCGGCTTTTGCCATGCGTCCAGATAGTCCGGCCCGTTTGCTTAGAAACTCCAACCGTTCTTCGTCGTCGCTTGCAATCTTTGCGGCTTTGGCGGCCTGCACCCCTTCCACAAAAGAAAAGGTTGAACCGTTAGCAAACGATTGCAACGCCGGGCGGGCTTCCATTGCGAACCGATCCGGCGCAAATTTAGTATGGCGGATTTTAATCTCGTGGAAATTTTCCACGCCCCACAAGTTTCTATTCATGCAAACGCCGCGTAAATACATTGCAGCGATCCCGGCGGTTTTGCTTCCGGTTTCACTGTTCCATGCATAAAACCCGCGAAACATTAAGTCCGGCTCCCCGTTGGCAAGCTTACCGACTTCAATGGGGTTACGGTCATCCACAAGGAAAACAAAAACGTCACGATCCGACGCAAATAACGTGGTTGTGTCGTTTGTTACTGGGATTTCTGGATCATAAACGGCCATACCGTCACGGCTTCCGGTCATCATGCCCGGCACCTTCCAACGTCCGTCGGATGCGTCAACCAAGTTTTTGATTGGTTCTAATATTTCCCAGTCAAAAATCCGGCCATAGTCCGGCCCGGTTGCGGCTCTCAATTCTCCGCCTTGGGCTTGGTTGCCATATACCTTGATTAGTTCCTTGCCCCGGTTATATTTCAAACCCCATTGAATACAGTCCGCCGCAATCGGTGCGGGCAAGTCTTTTAAATATCCGGCGGGTGCCCCGGCAAGTTGTGACAATTGGCCAAAGCTCCAATTAGTCGGAAGGTTGTTATGCTCTTGGTTATTATCGTCGGTATATTCAACAAAGATATTTCCCCGGCTGGGGTTTGCTTCGTCGTAATCGCCTATAATTTTAACCTTGTGAGTATCAACAGTGCGGGAAGTCATCCGGCTTGCGTCAACTTTCTTAAAATTTAGCATACTATCCAAGGATAAAAACTTTTGATCGTCCGGGCGGTTATACCATTGGGATGAAACTGCACTGTTTCCAATGCCGTGAGATAGTGCGTCGGTTTGATAAGTCATGTTTTTAACTCCTAGTTAAATAAAAAAAACGGGGCAGGAATACCCCGCCCCTATAAACTCGCATAAAATTAGATACCTTGCAAGCTTTATTTTTTCAAAAGTTAACTTGCTCCAATATCCCCGGCAATATGGTGCCGCAATATAGTACGGGGTGCCAAGCTTTTAGCAAACCGGCGCAACTTATCCCCGTCGGTTTCCTCTTGGTTTTGATCCGCCGTATGTGTCCAATGGATTAAGACATTGCCCCCGGTAGCGTAGCACCCGCCCGGATCATCCGGATTGGCGGCTTTCTTTTTATGTACACCGTGCGCGGTAAATCCAACGGCATAATTTCGTTTAAGTTGAGCGCATAAAGGATCACCCGCGCCGCATTGGTTGCATCCAAAATTATCGCGGTATTCCGCTGGGCATCTTACAATTTTTACATCGTCAACCGCCCGCGATTTTTTACCTTGCCAAAAATCTAAGGGAACCGCGCAAACCGTCGGTATGTTTTGTTTAACATATCGCGCCGCAAGTTCGGAAGTTTTGGCGGAATAGTTTATAACAGTTTTGCCCGGTTTTAATTTTTTCGCCCAATATATTGGCGAAAAATGCGAGTAAGTAAATGCAACGCCTTTATGTGGTACGGCATCGCTAACGGCATCAAGGTAATCTTGATCGACTTTTGACGCGCCACAACCGGACGGATTTAATTCACAAGTTACCGGACAAGTTCCGAAGTTATCATTTTCGCCCGCTCTATAAGTTACCGCAACGCCTTTAGTTTTTTGCGCTCGGCTAATTTCTACAGTCTTTAACATGGTAATTTCATCCCTTTAATCTGGGAATATGTATTCCAATGCACTGCCCATAAATCACGAAGCCCTTGCCCCGTATCTAAAACAATTGACTGGATACGTCCGCCCGTTAATGAAACGTTGTTATTAGCATATTGATAAGCTTGCGGCGCGTTTAAAAAGTCTTTTTTTAAAACGTGGCCATTGTTGAACTTAATTAATAATCTCATGGTTGCCCCCATTGTTTGATATAAGATATATCGCATACCCTACAATATAAAAAAGCCCGGCGTCAACCGGGCTAATTAAATTATTTTTTACGCCGTCTTTTTGGGGCTTCGGTTGGTAAGTCTTCCCCATATAAAAGTTTATAAATCCATTCTAATAAAAACATTTACCAATCCCTTCCAAATACTTTTGCAAATACTTCGTCGAGAATTTTTTCTAGTTCATCTTTTGTCATGTTTTTCCCTCATTTTTTTAAAGTTAAGTTCTACTACTTCCGGTTGTTTAAAAATATCCACCACCGCAACGCTATGATAGTTTGCACCAGTGTCGTTAGAAAAATTACGCCGGGCGATTTCACTCGCCTTCACGATGTCGTCAGCGTCAACTATATGGGTTGCGGAAGTTACGCCTTCCACAACTATTTGATAAGTTTTTTTTGCCATCACCAATCCCCCGAATATTCTACATCGCGCCAGAAGCCGTCGTCACGTTGTAGCCAAGCCGCCGCATCTCGAAAGATTTTTGCAGTCTTGGCAACTTGTTCCGGTTTTTTGTGGTAAGCGTCAGTCACGGGATCAAAAAGACTTGCGTCAGGCAATCGCCCTTGCTCCACGGCTTCCGCAATTTCTAGTAACTGGTTTGGATCAAGAGGGATTTCGTGACGTTCACTGTCTGAGTAATGCAGATCAATATAGTTGTGCAGTGCCCAGTGTTTACGCCATTGGCCAAGGTCAAGCCGCAAGCTTGTGACCTCGTAACTATCAACCTTTTGTCGTTGATGTTTGCCGTCGTGGGTTGGGGTAAACTTATCCCCCGTTAGATACATATCTAGTCCCATTACAAAACACCCCCAGTTTTAAATTGAATGTGTTGCGTCACGGTGTTTTCAATCTCATTATTGAACTCCATAAACATGCGGTCTGCAACCGAGGTGACTTGCTGGACAAAATGAGGCCAATCTTGTTCTGCCTCCCAATAAAATGACGCAAGTGCAAGGACTCGCAAGTACCCGCTAATGTCTCCTTTGCTTGGCATGCTTTCGATAATCTCAACCTGCGCCGAAGCACCTTCTATCATGGTTGTTGCCGAATGCTTTGTCATTACACTTCCTCCATTTCAGAAACATCTGATATTTGATAGTCCGCGCCATCTAAGCTTTCGTGCCTGCTTTTAGATAACACTTTTGCAGTAGCTTCCTCTTCGTTGTCGGCTTCCACAATAAAATCATTATACATCGCTACGTGAACATGAAATTTTGCCATAATCTTCTCCATTGTTAAGTTAAGACTATGCGATCTTATGCGATTATCTAGGAGAAATCAACCCCAGTATTTTTTCCCAGTCAGGTTCACCTTCTTCAAAGTAAACTGGATCAACTGCCAGACCTTCAAACTTTAAGTCCATAGCGTCACTTGCAGGGTACAAATACACACGTTGAGGCAACGTCTTTGTCTTAACCTTGCGAACCAAAACCCAAGCACTTCCATGTGAATGTGACGTTAACCAAGACACTTGATGAGGTCGAAGTTCAACAGCGTTGCCGCCAGTAGCTTTTAACTCGACGAAATGGAACAAACCTTTTTCATCACATAAGAGAACGTCGGGTACTCCCGGCATAGCCCATGTTTCAAGTCTAGTGGATTTGATCTTTCGGTTGCTTCTCTCCATCCCCGATTTCATCATCCGCCACAAGTCGGCTTCTCGCTTTGTCGCGGTTTTGGGGATTGTCCTGTCCTTCGGGAGTAATGTCGATAGTGATCGGGGCATAGCTTTGTTTGATTTCCTTTAGTGCGTTCAAGACCTCTTCTTTACTCATGGAGTCGATACTCCCGTGTCTTATCTCGCTTTTGCTTACATAAATATCGCCTTGTGCTTGCCCCCGACGATATTCGGCTTGAACGGCGGCAGAGTATGCACCGTTAGTTAGAGCCATATCTCTTATCAATTGCAGGTCTTTAATATGGCGTTGGTAATGTACCCCGTACTTTTCATCCAGTTGGGCACGATATTCTTGAATAGCGTTTACAACGTGTGGACTAATATTAGGATTGGTTAGTTCGTAAGCTCTAGTGTGTGCCGAGCCTGCGGGGTAGCCTGCTTCAATAGCGGCTTCTCTCATAGTTATCTGCCCATCTTTAGAAACAAGTTCTTTAACAAACAGTTCTTGCCGTCGTGTTAACGGTTGTTCCCTTGTGGCTCTTGGCCTTCCGGGTTTCTTTCTAACAACAGGTGTTATTGTTTTAGGTGCTGCTTTTTTCCTAGCCATAATGTTCTCCAGTTATTTCCAGATACTTTGCCTTAAAACTTCCCTTTTGTATATATAGAGAAGCAAATATATTTTTTATAAAAAAACTTTTTGAGGCCCATTATGCTGATTTGGACATTAGGCCCTCTGGCACTTATTCACATTATTGGCACATTTTTATTTTTAAATATGTGTCTTCATAACCCTATATATATAAACGACTTTTTGTCCAAAGACACACGGTTACACCGGACACACCTATTTTAACAAAAAATATTTTTTTTCTATTTGCTTCTCTATATACATAGAACCGTGTTTAATTGTGCCCCGGTCCGCGATCCACATAAAAAAGCCCGCGATCCGTGAACCGCGGGCTATGGTTATTAAAGTTCTTCTTTATCGCTATACATTTTGTCGATAGCTTCTTGCTGTCGATCATCTGGCCCCATGTGGTTATCTTCGTGTTCTTTGCTCCACATTGTAATGTCTGCTAGGTTTGACTTCATCCATTCTAGGCAGTCTTCGTGATCTTTGTTAAAGTCTCCTTTTTTAACGGGACGTATAGTGTTTTTTGTTACGGTAAATATTCCAATTGGCGTTGGTGGATTATCCGCCTGCCAATTGTATCCCCCGTAGTCTGACACGTTTAAGTCCTCGCTTTTGCCATAGACCACGTAAATTGGTCTTTTTGTTCCACCGTCATGTTTAAAAGCATTTCTAATCGCGGTAATTGGATCAGTTGCTTTTGCCCATGTTCCGTATTGTCCGGCAGTTGATGCAAGAAAGGTGCATCCGTTTGGCAAGATATGATCTTGAGTATCACTCATGTTTTTCTCCATAGTATGTAGAACCACCTTTCCAGTACCCTAGCACTGGCTGGTTAATTCGATGTCAAATAGCGTAGGGCTTGCCCGCCCTAATCGAAAAGGCTCATCCCCTTCGATAACTTATATTAACATAAAATCCCATACATGTCAAGAGTTAATTTTTAAGAAAGTTAAGTCAAAGTTACTTAGAACGTATCTTAGGCCGCAAACTTACAGTTAAATTTTTAGGCGGGTCATAAGAATAGAAGACGTGTTTACCGATTCGGACTATTCTATGAAGGGACTTTCTCCAAACAGGTCGCACCTTGGTCGTATGGTAATGGTCCGCGGACGTAGAGGGAAGGACGCTTGGGTCGTCCATAATTTCTTGAGCTAGGGTTTTAGAAATTTTCCACGCTTCTTCATCTTTAGGAACGGGCACCAATCCTTTTCGTACAAACGAGAACTGGCGTGGTTGCATAATTACGCCGCACATATCTGAGGGAAATTTTTTGGACTCCATGCGGTTGACGATTACTTTAGCCACCATCATTTGCCCGGTAGAGGGTTCGCCTCTTGCTTCGTGATACAAAGCAAGGGCCAAGCACATTTCTGCCAACATTTAAAAACTCCCAAGTATTATTTCTTACTCGTCGTCCAAATCATCTTCACCGAGGTCTACTTCACCACTGCCGTTGCACACTTCGCAAGTAACTGTTCGGGAGTCTATTATTCCAATGTCGCGGTCAAAGGACTGTGGTCTAAAGAACTCTTCTTCCACTTCCCCTTCACCGCCACATTCTTCGCATTTCATCTATGTTGGCCTTTCATCCAATTAACGTCTTTTAAAAGATTTTGTGTTTCTCGTTTTAATTTGTCGAGGGCCACTGTTAATCTTGTTATTTCGTTACGTTGTTTTAGGTTTTGGCTTTGCAACGTAAGGATTTTTGCGTTTTTCTTATCTTCTTCCGTCATTTTATTGCCTCAAGTTAACAAACTGTAAAGCATGGCGGCGATAGCCAGTATTATTACCGGGATAAATAATCTGTGACGAGATATTTTTTTAGCCCAGCTTATAGGCTCGTCCCAATCCATTGGCCCAGAACCTTCACCCTTGCGGGCTTCTTCCAGAAAAGCGTCACCATAGGGCACTCTAAGCTTTTCATCTTTTATGTCATCTAGTTCTTGCACGTCATCATCAAACGCCCAAGCAATTACTTTTGCTTTGTCCCAACGGTTCACGAGCCGTGGTCCGCGGGAACTGGGGCTGGGTGTTTTTTGGATTTCCGGGAACGTGCCATCTTTTATCTTTTTAAAGACGGTCGATTTAGAAAGTTTAGTGATTTCACATACTTCGTTTATGTCTATTAATTCCATGTCGTTCTCCTTTAGTTAAAACGTGGGAGAAGTATAAGACATTATGGGATTAAGTCAACTAATGTATTCCGTCACTGCCGGGGTGGTTCTCAGCGGCGCGGGTCGCGTTTATTGCAGCGTTTGTCATGCAGGACGAAAGCAGGCCCAGCGCGGTAGCCGGATCGGGGGACACGGCGATAAGGTGGGAGATAAGATGAGTAAGGGAACCGCCGATAGCGGCTCCTTTGTTTAGGCCCATTTCTTCAAACTCTTTTAGAAGTTCGTGCGTACACTCTACGGCTTGCAGAAAGTCTTCTTTATTCTGCCGCCATCCTTCTTCTAAGAGTTCTGCATCTTCTTGGGTTCCCATGTATCTACCTCTGCGTACCATTTATCCCCGCTCTTACTTTCGCACACTTGGACGTTAATCCAATCACCTTTTTGTTCCGCGAGCCACGCTGCGAGGTCTGCTCGTTTTATACTTAGGTTACATTTTATCCAATCTGGAGCAGTTTCTCTAGGTTTTTTTGCCATGAGACCGTTTACAAACACTTTTTCCATATTTTTCTCCTTTAAAAAAAGTAAACCCCTAGCTGGGGGCAACCGAGCTAGGGGCTAGTCTTGTCTTAACTATAGAGCATGAGGCATGACCCTCAAAAGCCCTTATAAACCCCTTATATGCGATATGCAATACTTAATCGCATACCTCTTCCGTATATTCTGCACTTTCTATTTGATCTGATACAGTCAGATTACAGATGCCACAGAACCTTACGAGGTTTTTAGCGTCTTTTTTAACAATTTTAAGCTTTTGCTCGCACTTTGGGCACAGGTTTTGTATTAATCTTTTGTGAAACTGCCCTGTCCCCTTGGTTATCATCTGCGCTTCCTTTTTTAGAATCTCTGTACCAATCAAAAACAAGCCGTAACTGCCCGCCAATGGTGCGGCCTTCGGTTTTTGACAGTTCTTTTATCTCTTCATACACTTCTCGCGGTACGAGAATGCTTTTCCAACGTGTTGTATCCATTTTTATCTCCAATGCGCTTACGCATGTCTAGGATAATATAGGAAAATATACAAGATTGCAAGAAAAGAGTGGGACATAAAAAAAGACGACACTGGGTGGAGCGTCGTCTTTTGTCTACCCGTCTTGAGTTGTTCAAAACAGACTAGTAGCAAACCCCGTATATCAGTTAAAAACAGGCAGTCAAGTAAAAAAACCCCGCCGAAGCGGGGCAGTTAAGCGAGCAGTGTCCAAACTACTGTGCTTCGCCCCAAGATGGTCCTATTTCAACATCACATTTACTAGGAACTTCCAGAGGTATAGCAGTCTCCATAATGTGAGCGATTTTCTTTGCGTCGTCAACAGTTTTTACCGACATTGCAATCTCATCATGGATTTGCACCATAGGTAGGTATCCTGCCTTATATAAATTTACCATTGCTTGCTTTGTCATGTCCGCGGCGGATGCTTGGATCAACCTGTTCATAGCTTTGTATGTGTAGGCCCTCTTTAGTTTCGTCGTGGGCCCATAAGCGTCAACCGCCTCTTTGTAGGGCATAGCCTTGTTCATAGCAAAAGTATCTGGCTCCCAAAGGTCAAACCGTGCTTTACGGCCTGCCAGAGAACGCAACGCCCCTGCCGACGATTTCTCGTTTAGCCTGTTCATAACACCGCGGGTTAGTCCTTTAACAAACGGTACGCGGTCATGGTACTGTTTCACAAGACCCTTGGCCTCTTCTAACGAAACATCTAGTTGTTCGGACAGTTTGTTTACGCCCATGCCATACATCATGCCCAGATTAATAGTCTTGGCCTGCTTTCTGGGAATGTTAGCCATCTCTGCAACCATCGTGTGGAAGTCAGTGTCAGGGTCTTCGTTGTATGCGTCAACAAACTCTGCCGCACCTTCCAACGCAACGCCACGATTACGCCCATAAACGTGAGCATAATGCACCAAGATGCGTGGTTCTTGTTGCGAGAAGTCAATTGCCGCCCACTGTTCGCCTTCTTCTGGTAAGAACAGGGATCGGATCATAGGACCAAGCTCTGGGTCGCGGGCCGGGATTTGTTGTAAATTGGGGTTGGACATTGATATGCGGCCCGAAACTGTACCGCCATCGTCTGACCGGATTTGGTTTATGTGCCCATGTATTCGGCCATCAGTGCGGCAGTGCTTCATAATTGAGTTAATGAACGTGCCGGATGTTTTGTTAAGGTTACGTGCTTGAACAACCAGCTTCGCAAGCGGGTGTTCGTGTTCGGTCAGAAACATCTTCGTAAAACTTGGTGCGCCCTTTTCTGTTTTTGGATAATTTATACCTAACTTATCAAAAGATTTAGAGAGCGATTGGGCAGCCCAGATTTCTACATCAGTTCCCGTGAGCCGTTTTATCTCTTGCATTATCTTCTTTTCGCGCTTGAGAAGTGCGTCTCGTGTGCGTTCCACCCGGTTGGTATCTACGCGAACACCACGCCACGTCATGTCAACAAGACAAGGAAGAAGGTTTAGCTCTAAGTTAGCTATCGGCCAAAGGTCTTCTTTGCTCAGTTGTGTGGACAGATAGTGCCACAGTTCCAAAGTTAACTCTGCATCTGCTTCAGCATAGGGCCCCACATACATGGCGGGCATCTTCCACATCTCTGCCTTGGGGTCGATCCCAAACTCAAGAGCCGCGGCGGTTAAGGCTTTTTCGGATTTTGTTTTGTTAAGAAGATCGTAGCATAAAGCGTTGAGGCTGTAGCTAAACCTGTTCTCATCAAGCAGGGCGGCGATAAGCATCGTATCAATGACACGTCCTTTCATCTCAAAGCCCATCGCTCGAATCCATCCCAAGTCGTATTGTGCGTTGTGCATGACCTTATCGGCAGGGCACTCAAAGACTTTCTTGAGCCATTTGTTGACTATCTTTTCGTCTAAGTTACCCCCGCCGAAGTGGCGCGTGGGCAGATAGCAAGACCACCCGTCCACTGCTACAGCGTATCCTATGACCTCGCCATCTTTTGTTGGCCAGCCGGGCCCGTTCTTTTTTAGGTTCGGGTCCCGTGTTTCAACGTCAATTGCTATTGTTCCCGCCGCAGTAATGTCCGGGAGTTCTAGCGGTGGAACCCATTCACTTTTGGGGGCGAACATAGCCATTTGTAAATTTGCCATCTTTTTTTACTTCCTCAATAATTTTATCTACGGGACGGGCATCACGCTCGACAAATTCCGCCCCCAGTCCGGTGTATCCGGCTTTATCTATCCACGAATCCTCATGGTCTATCGTCTCTATCAGACGACTTGTTTTAACCCAGTCCATCATCAACGTGACGTGGGCCGGGGTTAGGTAACCGTGGCTTTTTAGGGCCCCGTTCATAATAACGTTCCAACCATCAGCGATACGCCCGTGATTTTCGTAAGCATCACCGTAGTCTTTTGCTCTTGGCCCGTTAATTAATTGCTTGGCGGCATCCAACACTTCATCACGTTTCATCAGTGCTTCACCGTGTTTGAGCTTCCTGTGTGGACAAATGTGTTTAACTCTTCGTCCCATGTGAAGTTTTCGCAAGGAATGTCCTCATCCTTAACGGCGGGATCGCCCCACATCTTTCTTGTCCGCACTGCGTCAAGATCGGTCACGCCCATCTTTTCGTACTCTTCGCGCTTTTTCTTTTCGTGTTCGCACCATTCATCATAAGTCATTTTCTTCATTAGTTTTCTCCCTTGGATAATATGCCAAAACTAAAGTGTTACATTTTGGACAGTGAAAGTTAGATTCAAACAAGTAATCTTCTGAGTCCTCGCAGTCGTGATCCCCACCCCAGATCAGTTCTGTTTTACAGTGCCAACAATTCATGCCTTTTCGCCCTTAAATAATTGGCTTTCCCACTGGCATACCTCGTTGATATGCGTGTGTCGTGTTGTTGGGCGCACCATGCCAACTTTTTCAACCCACCCTAAATTTCTTAAAGACACCATCATTGCTCCCCAAACGTTATGATGGTGGGGGTCGGACATACCTTGTGATCTGCAAAAAGCACAAATCTTGCCGCCTTCAACAAACTTGTGTTCTGAGAGATACTTTGCTGCATTTTGATAGTATTCTTGCTTCCACTCGTCATCCGCGTGAACATAAGCTCGGTCTATCTCAGCTTCAATAAAGTCAAACCGCTGTTGTTCAGAAAGGTTTTCACTCATAAGTCATAACTCCTTGACATATCATCTGCATCGACAATGTATAAGTTCTTCTTGGTCCGTGTGACGCCGACGTAAAACACACGGTGCATATCGTCTGGATTAATCCTCATGTCTTCGTCCGCAGCGGGACTAAGGTCCGTGAACAACACAACGTTATCAGCTTCCCCGCCCTTTGACCCGTGGATCGTGGACGCTGTAATGCGGGGTATCCCGTTAAACTTCTCGCCCCGTCGTAAAAGAGAGGTGATATATGCCCGGTCTGTCTCTGGCAGTTTGTCCATTGCGTCAGACCAGATCATTTCTTTTGTAGCCAGAAGGCCGTGATCCGCGGACAATGTGTCGAAGGTAACCATGTCCTGATCGTCTACTGCGGGCAGTTTTTTAAAGCCCCGTTGGACGCGATTACCGACGGACATGAAGTTGTAAATCTTCCGCACCACTTCGCCCGACACTTCTTTTCCTTTACGCAGTTGCTCCCAACCGTTTACTGCGTCTGATATTTTCTCGCTGATGGACCGTTGGCCGCGGTAGTTAAACAGGTAACCGCCCGACTTTAGGTCGTAGGCCACGGGTATTAGTTGGTAGGCGGCTTGGGAAAGTATAAGCCAAGAGCCGTCGCTCATGTCGAGAGAGTTGACAGAGTTAATTCTTGTAATGTTACCGGGCTCGTTCTTGGGCTCGTATTTCTTTGGAAAGCGTCGTTTAATCCTTTTCACCACCTTACCCGCCAGTTGATGCACTCTTTCGGGCACACGGTAGGACTGCGAAAGGGTTTCTGACCCACCGGGTAGATTAATAAACTGGTCAACGTCGGCTCCCGCCCAGCGATAAATGGCTTGGTCATCATCTCCCGCGGCGTACATACGATCAGAGTGTTTATCTAATATATGAGCTATGTCCCACTGTAGCGGACTTAAATCCTGTGCTTCGTCTAAGAAACACAGGTCAAACTGTGGACAATATTTGTCTGACTCTTTTACAAACTCAGCAAGCATGTCGGTAAAATCGTACAGACCCAAGGTTTCTTTGTATAACTTTAGGCAACTATCAACATATTGGATGGTGTTCCAATCAGGTTCGATACTACTGTGGTTGTACTGTTCGCGAAGACTAACCTTACGCAACCGGGCCAAGTTAATTAATCCTAGAATAGGATCACTGCTTGCCACAACGCTAGAAACGTCATCATCAAAGTTTGCGTTCTTAGCCGCGCCCAACGGAATGTTTATACTGGTGCTGAGTTCCCGGTAGTTTGCTTCTTGCATGACTTGCTCTGGGCGTATGTCAGTCATTGTAAGGGCCAGAGAATGCAAGGTCCGAAAATACACTAGGTCTTTCTTCGGATCAAGGTTGAAGCGCACAGAGGCCCTCTCCTGCGCTTCTGTGGATGCTTTGCGGGTAAAGGCTAGGAAAGCAATGCGGTGAGGGTGAACACCCTTCTCAAAGGCGTCATCAACCATGTTCAACAAAGTAGTTGTTTTTCCCGTGCCGGGCGGTCCAAAAATCCTAAACATACTAAGACTTTGCTTTTTTGTATATTTGTTGGACGCGCTGTTTAGATATTCTAAACCACTTAGCGACCGCGGTCATTGTCATACGCTCATCGTCAATCAAACGAATAATCTCAGCGTTTCGCACGGCCTTAGTGTCATCCGGACTCATTAGAACGGGGCCTCCTGTTGTGAACCAAACTTCGGCGGTTCAATTTCTATGTCTACATTATCAAAAGACGGTATCTGCCATACCCGTACAGACCTTCCTTTAATCTTCAACGTTGTGCTTTGACCGTTAATATCGCGCAGTCTTTGTGCCATCTTATGTGCTTTATATTCAAAAAACTTATTCTTTTTAAGAAAGTTTTCAAAGTCTTTAAGACGAAAATATGTCTTTCCTTGTTCCTCATCAGTCCAAGGTCGGCGGAGCAAGATTTCTTCTTTGTCCTGCGCTTGTTGTAGGTGACGACAGAACTCTTCAAGGTAGTCGTAAAACTGTCCGCTAATGCTGGCGTCTTGTGCTACTTCTATAATTGCGCTCTCGTTGTCGCGCATTTCGTTCATCAACGAACTGATCCGGCCTTCCCACTGGTTCTTAGCTACAGAGCGTGGCATAAAGTTAAGCTGCTCCATGCAAGACTTTTGAAACAAAGGTTGAGACATTAGAGCTTCAGTGTCCAACTCAAGAGGCTCCCCGTTAACGTCCATAAACCAAACGGGCGGGGTAGAGTTGTACTTACGCAGGTTTGCAATTGTAGCCCCTGCTACAGCCGCTCCTATGCCAAACTTACGGGTTCGGCAAAGTTCTTTGTTGCAGTGTGAATTTATTGGAGCGTCAGAACATTTGTAGGCGTAGTCTTTCCGCTGTACTTGTTTGGCGACTATGTTGACCTCTGGCAGTGGTAGTGGCGGAGCAAGGTACTCCATGTTGTAGCGTAATATTTCAGATTCCCAACTATCTGGATAGGCTTTTCGTAGATAAACCCCGATGTTGAATAACCCATTATTTCTACCCCCTTCGCTAATCTTTGCTTTACAAAGTATCTGAAGACAGGGCGGAGCGTCCTTCATAAGGTCAGCTTCACCGCCGCCTACTACTTGTAGCTTAACGATTTCTTCTGGGGTTTGAACATATCTTTCGTATAGTTCTACAAACTCTTCTAACGTGGCAGAGGTGCCGTCATCCAAAAATGCGTACCTCAAGCCGTTTTCATGGTCGTAGTATGGCAGATTGAGAAAGTTACCTACATCTCCACGATCTAGGTGTAGTTTAATCTGCTTTGGAAATATCTCGCTTTCGCCATAGCCCAGCGCGGCAGACATATTTTGTAAAGACTTCTGCATGTCTTTTGCTTCGATCCAATCTTTGGAGAACAAAAAACAATGCGCTCCGCCAGACTTTGACCGACAGACAACTAAAGGTAGTTTTAGCCGACGTATCTTTTCTATTAACAACTTGTGATCTAACGGGTACTGGTCAATGTCGATACATCCCCAGATGCACTGGTTGTCCTCATTAATTGGTATAATACCCAGACCTGTGCCGCCGCCTTTTAAATGACTTTCCCAAAGCTTCGTGGTCCGCGGGGACTTGAGGACGCCCGCCTTTCCTTTAGCCTTACCGTTAGACCCGGTGGACTCAATCTTAAAATAACCATAAGCTTCTTTGAGACCATCGAAGATGGTCATAAACTTTTTTATTGACATGAATGCCCCCTACGGAAAAAGGAGTGGCGGAGCCTAGACCCCGCCACATTGACGACTTAAAACGGTATTTCGTCTTCCTTAACAGGATCACTGTCACTTTCTTTGACAGAACTACCATCGTCTTCCGTATGCTTGACCACAACGTCACCCGCAGAAATACTTTCTGCAAATGCTTTGCCGCGGTTATAGGTCCCTGCGTCTGTCACAGGACCTTCCACTGACATTTCCCAACCGTGCCAGTCTCCCTTAGAGTTACCTTCTGAAATAGTTTTCATATGATAAATGTGAGACCAACGGGGCGGAGTAAAAGGACCGTTAGTACCTTGAACAGAACGAGACATCATCATGCTATTCCATTTACGCGACTTTTTAAGCTGCGTGGACTTCATTGCAATAAGAGCCGTTTCAACTGCACCGTCATCATTAACTAACAAAACAAAGTGCTGGTGAGTTTCTTCAAGGTATTCACCTGAACCGTCAGTAAGGTAATCTTTATTATCACCATACTTATCACTATCGCGCTCAGTGTTTGGAAGCGTGTCTCCGGGTTCATATATATTTGTTGGACCCCCGCTCCCTTCTCCTCGTTTAGCCCATTGGATAAACCTACGCTGGTAAGCACAAGGTATAACCTTCACACCTTCTTTACCTTTGTAGGCAACACCCGTGACGGTGTTGTAAATGTCTCCTTTACGAGCCGTCTCATGTTCGTCTAACTCAGGTGCGTTACCTGAAAGAACTTTAAGAAATGGAAGAGCTAAATCTTCTTGCCCCAAATTCTCCATGCCCTTATTAGCGTCTGCTTCAAACATAGAAATATCGAAAGTTGCCACCTCAGTTTTGGCGGTCTTAGCTACTGCTTTATTCATGTTATTTACCCTTCTTGATGTTGATAACAGCGCGTTGACCTACATACGCGCCAAATAGTTCCATTGGAAAATCATCACCTTCTTCGACGCGCTCTTTTACAAAAGCCCGAAGTGTTTGAGGGTGAACTGCTGTTTTTTGTTCAGGAACGTATCCCTGCTGTTGAGCAAAAGCCGCAAAAGCGTTTGCTTGATCGTCCTCGCCACGCCCAAACTGGCACTCGACAGTGTTCTTAATAATGTCATCGTAACCGTTATCACGTAACCATTCGTATGCTTGAGGGCGATTGTCTACAAGGATCGAAGCCCCGTAGGTTGCTTTGACCTCAACGGTGGAACCGTCATCTAGGGCAAAAGAAGAAATGCCAATCTCTGCAAGCATAGAAGGCATATCGTCGTCAGTAAGTTTTTGAAGCTTTTTCTTAGCAGCCTTGAGGTCTGTCTCAAGGTCTTTTATATAAAGTTCTTCGTCTCGGATTTGTCGGGCCAAGGAAGCTACCGAAGTAAGCCCTTCTTGATCCACTTTATCGACAGAGGAGGATAAGGTTTTTTCAAAGTCCTGTTCCATCATTTTTAGTATGTTGTCGCTCATCGCGTTTCTCCTTCGTAGTTAAAGGCACCTTTCGGGCCTTGACAAATACGGATAATATCTTATACTCAGCCCAAGTCAAGAAGTTTTTTTTAGGGGCAACAAATGCGCGACTTTAAGTTTAAGACAAAACCATATGACCATCAGAGACAAGCCTTAGAAGAGTCGTGGGCCGCGGAGTATTACGCGCTGTTTATGGAAATGGGAACAGGTAAAACTAAGGTGGCTCTTGATACGTTAGCCTGTCTTTTTGAGTCTGGCAAGATCAACAGTGCCTTGGTTATTGCACCGAAAGGCGTGTACGATAACTGGGTAAAAAACGAGATTCCTGCACATTTACCAGACCGTATTTCTTGTAAAGTTATACGTTGGACACCCACCAAGGGAATCAAGAAAGAAAAAGAATTAAAAGATTTTATTGTAGAGAAATACAATGGACTTAAAATATTTGTGATGAACGTCGAAGCGTTTTCCACGCCTCGTGGTACAGATGCGGCAGAAGCGTTTTTATTTCAAAACCCGGAAAACATGGTTATTGTTGACGAAAGCACAACCATTAAAAACCGCAAAGCCTCGCGGACCAAGAACATTACACGCTTGCAACGACTGTCCAAGTATCGCCGTATCTTAACAGGATCACCTATTACAAAGAGCCCTATGGATTTGTTTAGCCAGTGCGACTTTCTAAAAGACAAGGCGCTGGGCTTTAACAGCTATTTTGCGTTTCAAGCGCGGTATGCAAATGTCCAGCAAAAAACAATGGGGCACCGTAGTTTTCAACAGATTGTAGGATACCGCAGGCTCGACGAATTGTCAGATAAACTTGATACTTTCAGCAACAGAATATTAAAAGAAGACTGCTTAGACTTGCCCGAAAAAGTTTATGTACGTCGTGAAGTAGAGCTTACTCCAGAACAATTAAAGGTTTACGTTCAGATGAAGAAGCTGGCCTTGGCCAAGCTAGAAAGTGGAGACTTAGCTACTACTGCAAGTGTTTTGACGCAAGTTATGCGTCTACATCAAATATGCTGCGGATTTTTGCAGCCAGACGAGGGAGAAATACAACCTCTAGCAAACAATCGCTTGAAGGAACTCCTCTCTGTGTCTGAAGAAGTTCAAGGTAAAGCAATCATTTGGGCGTCGTGGACTTATGACATTCAACAGATAGCTGATGCCTTGCGCGACCGTTTCGGGCCCGATTCGGTCGCAACTTATTACGGCGGTACACCACAAGATGAAAGACAAGAAACGGTTAATCGCTTCCAAGACAAAGACAGTCCGTTACGGTTCTTTGTAGGGCAACCACGCACGGGTGGGTATGGCATTACTTTGACTGCCGCCAATACTGTAATCTATTTTTCTAACAGTTACGATTTGGAGATACGACTACAGTCAGAAGATCGTGCCCACCGCATTGGTCAGACTAACAAGGTCACCTATATTGACCTAGTTTCGTCAGGCACTATTGACGAAAAGATACTCAAAGCTCTGCGCCAGAAGATTGATATAGCCGGGCAAGTGTTGGGAGAAGACGCTAAAGACTGGCTGCTTTAGATAGGCATTTGCGGTATGGCGTCATAAGGACTTTGTTGGTATTCTTGAGCCTCTAACATGGCTAAATTACCCGCAAGCTCTTCTCTGTTTATTCCGTATATTTCTAATATCTGAGGGTCAGACAATCTCTCCAAGGCTAAACGCATGTTGGCTTTCGGGTCTTGAACCTGACCACCGTCTTGGAACGTTGCTTGTGGATTTGGTCCGCGGACCGGGGGCCGCGCTCCAACCATGCCGCCGTCTGCAAACATGCCAAGGCTGCCAATTCCTTGCTGTTGGTTTTGAAACTGACCTAATAATTTTTGTTGAAAGTCACCGCCGCCAAAGCCGTAGCTGTCTTGCGCGTCAAAATGAGCGCGTTCCGCTTCATCTACCATTTCAACAAAGTCTTGTACTTTTCCTTCTAAAGCTCCCCCTAACGCGGCGGTTGCGCTTTGCATTTCTGGAGCAGTGTAAACTTGGTTTAAATAATTTCTGTAGTTCTCTAAAGGTGCGCCTTGCATACCAGCCATTTGCTGTCCAAATTGATTTTTCATTTGGTTCATTTGTTCAAATTGCCCACCAACTCCTTGTTGTCCATACTGGTTTTGCATTTGTTCAAACTGTCCACCAAGTCCTTGTTGAGTCAAGGGTTGTTGCATCTGTTCAAACTGCCCACCAACTCCTTCCATTTGTCCAATTTGATTTTGTGCAGGAGCTAAAGCAGCAAAAGATTGAAGAAAAGAAGCTTGCTGGGAGGGGTTTCCTTCTTTTGTGCCCATCATGTCCGCATTTGAAGTTGTCATATAACTTGGCGCGTTGCCCGCTTGTTGAGGACCTAGCATTTCATTAGAACCTGTAATTTCTCCCATAGCTCCAAGACCGGGAACTTTCATTGGGTCTGCAAAAGGAGAGTCCACGTAACCACCAAGGGCAAACCCCATAGCGGTAGAACCAAACCCTGACATGCCTGCAAGGTTAACGTCTCCTGCGGTTGTTCGATACGTTTGTGTTGGGTCGTTCATAACGGCTAAAGCAACCGCATTAGCTGCACCACTTTCTTGGGCTCTATCTCCTGCGGCTTGCACAAAAGCATCAACGTCTTCGCCAGAAAAACCGGGGTCTTCTGGAGCCACGGGTGCCGCTCCGCCCTCAAAGATAGGGACTACCCCGGTAAATTGTCCGGGAGACGCGGGTCCTGCATATTCTTCCGTCCGGGGACCAGCATTATACTCGGCTACCGCAGCGTTATAAGCGTCTGCGTCTGCCTTATAAGTGTCGAGGGCCGTGTTATATGTTCCGATTTGTGTGTTATATGTGTCAACCAACCCTTGATAGGGTTCCGCTAACGCCTGATATTCTGTGAGAGCCGTATTGTACGTGTTAATACGATCATCATAATCCTTCATAATTTCGGTATCGTAATCTGAGTACCGATATTCAGGAGATGCGTATTGAACTATTGACATGATTAAGCCCCCAAGCTGCCAATGCCGCTCTTCAAGAGTTGCGTCGTAGAATCATTTGGAAATAAAGCTGCATACCTCGTTCTATCCACAGGACCAGAAGTCTGAATATTTGGCCCCATTGGAGCCGCAGAAGCCTGTTGGACGGAACGAGGGGCAGTACCTCCGCCTAAGGTGGGAACAATTGGCGGTGGAATTAAAGAGCCTTGCTGATTGTTATCAGGTCGTGGGGGAACTGAGCTATCAGGGCGTAGAGGAACCACTGGGTACTCTTGCTCTGGAACAGGTGTTTCAACCTCTTCTGTAAGTGCTTTATCTGCTGCGATAATACCTAGAGGAATACGTCTTCCAACTTGACGAGCCAATGGTTTAACTATTTTCTCTAGTTTAGACATAGCAGCGTCTTGTGCTTCCTTTGTAATTTTATCATTCATTAATCCCGCAAGAGCATTAGGGTTTGAAAACAACTCTGTCATAATTTTTATACGTTGAGACTCTGGTCCTCTTAGAAGAAACCGTTGAACTACTTCAGAGCCTGTTTGTTCCGCAATCAAACCACCTCCCATCTGTGGAAGACCTAACAAACTTTTCATTTTGTTTTGAACTGCTCCACCTGCGGTAGCACCTAAGATGCGAACATAAAACAATTTAGCTAAACTTGGTTTTTTAAACAGAACATTTTCAAAATCACCTGTAACAAAAGCTTCTTCTACGCCGCGCATAGTTTTAATTGCAGCTTGAACTCGGCCCATTTCTGTTAAACCATCTTCTCCAACTGTTTCATCAACCAACCCTTTTTTTATTAAAAAGTCTTCCATTGAAAATTTTACATTTGGGCTTACACCGGGCAACTGACCAAATAATTCTTGTTGAAGCACGTCGCCGTTAGGAAGAGTGCCATTTCGATTAGCTTTTAATAAAGCTCTGTTAAATATAGCACTTTTTAAACCAGACATGGCTTGTTCTTTGGTATATTCTAAATCTTTATAATTTGTTTCATCTACCATGCGGTATAAAGATTCCAGAGCCCTAGTTGGGTATTCTGAATCTAAAGCTTTAGATACTGCTTTGGCAGGGTCTTCAAATTGCAAAACAGTTTGAAAGGCTTTTGTGTCATACAAAGCGTTTAATTGTTCATCGTCAAAGTTTAATCTCTTTGCTTGGCTAGGGTTTAACCTGTTTGCTATGTTTCCAAGAGTATTGTCAAAAGCGTTTTGAGCCGCTTCCACCGAGATTAGTTCTTCTTCTAAATCTGGAATTAATGCATACAATTCTTTTGTACCGGGTTTTTCCCGAAAGTTTTTTAGTTTCGAAGCATTTACTACAAATGTTTGTATTGATTCCGCAGGGTTTGCCGGGTTTGGTATTGTTTTTGGCTCTATTATTTGAGACAAACTATCTCGCAATGCTGCGTTAATAATTTCGTTAGTATCCATTACTCCAACAGCTTCTTCACTAAACCCTGCCTCATCAACCAAAAAACGACCTGCTGCTTTAATTTGATCTATTCGACGAGAGGTTGCTAAATTACCTCCTTTAAACATTTCATCTAAAAGTTGTTGAGGTTCTAAGATTAAACCTCTTTGTCGATCATACATTTGCATATCGTTTAAGAAACTTCTGCGAAACACGTTGTTTCTAGCAAAAGTGTAAGCACGGGCAGTATTATAGGCTTGACTTGCACCATTTTTTTGGCCTGTTAAATCTCTAAGTAAGGCATCATTTACTTGATCCAACTGTCTAGCGGTTGTAAGGGCACCCCCTCTTCTCAAATCTGCGGCTTTTTCTAACAATCCAGAACGCATTTCAAAAAACTTTTGAGCAGAAGCAGGGTTACGACCTGTTCCGTTTTGGAAATAATCTACCATTTCATCAATATCGTCAGCGTATCCGCCCAAAGCACTTCTTAATTTTGAATTAGCGCCTTTTGTTGCAAATTTTAACCCACCTCTACTAGAGGGTCTATCAAGAAGCTGTAAAACATTAGGTTGATTTATTTGTGCCCCGTTTTTTGCATAAAACTCTGTTAAGGGGTAACTCTTTACTTCATTCCAAAGTTTTGTTTCCCGATCTTTACTTCTAGCAACTTGATTAGTTAAAATTTTGTACAAACCTTCAGAAAGCTTCCCCCGTTCTGACGGAACTTTAACACCTCGCTCATCGACAATTTCTCTTCCAAGAACAGTTTTGCCCGCGTCCATCAACCGAGTTACACTTGTATCTATATTATCAATAATATTTTGTTCAAATAGACCCTGTTGCATTCTTGCCGCTAAAGTAAGGGCAGCCGGATCACCCGTAGAAGCTAACGTCCGGATCATATTTACTGCACCTATTTGCATTTCTTCACGTCCACGACCCGTAGCCGCTTCTAAATCTTTACTTGATCTTGATAATTCTCTTTCAATTGTTTCCACCGTTGGAGAAAAGTTAGTTCCTGCGGCCCTGTCTGCGTCTTTTGCTGCTTGTGAAAAAGTTAATGTTACAGGCTTACCGTCAGCGTCTAGACTAACCTCTTGTAATTTTTCAAAAAACAAAGCAAATTTTTCGTCTGGAGTTAGAACTTTTCCATCTACGACGGATTGTTCTATGTTTGCATCAGAAAGTTTAAGAGCAGTTTGAATACGTTTAACTGAATCATTTGTTACTCTTCCTGATAAGAGTCCTTTAGTGTTTTCTTTATTGCCCCACCAACGTCTTGCTGCATTAAAGGCGTCTGGAGCAGCACCTACAGCGAGTTGAACCGGAGCGGGAACAATAAAAGACCCCGCCAATTCGTAAATAAACCTAGATTTTTCATCATAAGCGTTAGTGTCTTGAGATAAATATGCGCCTCCCGCTGCTCCCAAACCAGAGGCTGTTTCAATGCCAAGGTATGTTTTAGGATAATCTCTTGCGGCTTTCATAGACTTGCTTATACCTGTTTCTATTCCACCTAAAATTCTGTCCGCCACGGGACCTTTTCTAGGATCAAAAACAAACCCAGCAGGATTAAACCTAGCTATTCCAATATCCACTCCCATTGACCCGCCAAACATGGGACCTTTTTGAGCAGCAATTCTTGCGTCATTTGCCGCTTTAAAAGCTTTTTCTGAAAGCCCTGAATTTTTAGCTGTTATTTCAAAAGCCTCGTCTGCAACTTGAGCAAATTTACCGCTGGATACATTGCCAAAATTACCTAAAAACTCTAACGCTCCTGTTGTATTTTTTGGAGCAGCTTTCCAAGGCTGTGTTATTAAAGATGCTGCCATTATAGCAGTTTCTCCAAGGTTAGTTGCAGGTTGCAAGGAGGGAACTACTGGAGCAGCTTCTCCTAAAGCAATATCTTCAACTTTTCCAAAACTTAAAGCTCCTGCTATAGTTCCTGCAACCGTAGGAATAGCAATAACAATACCCTTTGCAAGTAAACCCGGTATTCCAGCAGGGGGTATAAAACTTTGAGCATACATGCCCAAAGCAAGGCCCTTACTAAACCCAAACCCTCCTCCAACAGCTTCTGGAACAGCCCTTGCGGCACTATAAGTTCCAGCTTTTAGACCAGAAAAACTTCCTTTTTCAGGGTCATATTTTCCAAAATCCTCTACGTTGGTAAAAAGGGTTAAAATTTCTTCTAATTGTATGTTTCTCTCATCTTGAGCTACGTCTCTATAACGATCCAGATTGTTTAAAAGAGGGTGAGAACCGTCTCTAAGAGTTTCTATTGTTAAAGGAACACCACCTAAAGCCTCTTCATTTAATTCATCGTTTGCAATTGAAAGAACACCTTTTACGGTGTTTTCTAAACCTTGTGTTTCCATAAGGTTTTCAAACTCTGCCACATCAAGATTAATAAGGGAGTTGTCTGCCATTACTTCTTCCTAAATTGGTTAATTTGATTTTTAGCTCGTTCAGTGCTTTGGTCTACTCCGTCAATAACTGTGGTTTTCTTTTGTTCAGGGTCATTAAACACAAACGCTTTTTTAAAGCCTAATGTTTCGTTTAACAGCAGCTTAGTTCGGTCCATAAATTCTCGTTCTTTTGTTATTTGAGCAGCCGTGAAGTCCCCCACGTTTCCATTATACTCTGGGAGAATATTTGCTGAAGCTTGCATGGCAAGTTTTAAAGTATCTTCTAAACTTTTAAGAGCTGCCCCCGCGTCTGCATCTGTTCTAAAGAATAAACCGCCCGGACGCGTACCTGTAGTTTCTTTTTCTAGTAACTCTTGTACAAACTTCAAAACTCTACTGCCTTGAACATCGGTGGAATATTGAAGTAGGTCGTTAGAATAAGCCGTCAGAGCTTTTTGAGCGTCCCTAAATGCTACGGATTCTGGGTTAGACCTTCCTTTAAATAATTCTTGAAATATTTCTGAACCAGTGGCTTTAAAACCGGGATACGCCCTAGAAACACCAATAACTTTTCTAAAACTCTCATCTAATTCAGGTTTGTAACGAACTGTTGGAGTAAGTTCCCATGCAGGGGCCTCAGTGTTTACACTACCGTTTTCATTAAACAACTGAACATTTGCTTTAAGCAAACTTTTAACTTCTTCGCCCGTTCCAGTGCCAGTGCCAGTTCCAGTGCCAGT